AGCTGTAACTACTGCGGATAATCTATAAGGATCGCTAGTGTAAGATGAACCTAATCTAATTTGTCCCATTTTAATTCCTTTTATTTAAGTTAAAGCCAAGTAGTTTCTACTTGTTGAAAGTTCCCCATCTTTTGTGTAAAAGGAACGTTAGTTGTTGTTAGTCTATCTCCGTGTGTCCTGATTACTTCCAGAGCAATAGCAAGAGCGATAACGGTATCATCATTGTGACCAACAATAGCATTTGTCCTACCATTGTCATCAGCCACATAATTCATTAGCTCCCCAATAATAACTCTTGAAGGTATCCATATTTCTTCCTGTTCAATAGCACTCTTAAGAAACCCAATGATAGCTGGCTTAGAGGATGTTGTTGTTCTCCAACCCATCCGCATACCTTCATCTTTGGATACATTAGCCATTTTAGTCTGATAGTACATATTAACATAGCCCATTTGAACTAGTCTATTTAATGTAGCAATACCCATACTATTAGACTCTACCGCCATTAAAGCGTTATTATAGTATCTTCCTAGATAAAACAATAGATCCCCAAACTTACTGGGATCAATCATATTATTTCTATACACAGCACATACTTCTTTATCTGCATTTATAACTACAGAACAAGAATAATCTTTACCTACTCCTAAAGATACGTCTGCAGCAATAGCAAAAGATTGATCAAAAGTAGGATATTTAAATATCTCAATGGAACCCTGTCGGGCATCCTCCATCATCATACTTTCAAAGTTAAATTCTCTCTGAGCTAATATAGGTTGTGGTATTAACTTGTTTAACTTCTCAATACTAAATACATTAGACCCTGAAACAATAAAGGCTTCTTCAGGAGTCGCTGGGTACTCCTGTTTAAACTTGTCTACCCCACTCTCAGCTATCTTGAGTCTTCTCCAGTATAGTTGATTGTTATCTAGATTAAACCTTGTAACTAAGGTTTCTTCTTCATCTGTTCTTTCAAATCCCTCAGGTGCATTCCTGCGGTATTCAGACATAAGAAACCAAGGTACGAATATAGGTATATACTCATTCTTACCAGCTACAGCATCTTTCCATAATCTATGAAAAGAGTTCCCCACTCCATTGGCTGTACTCTCAAGAATAACCTCGGTACCATCTGCCTGAGAAATCCCCTGAAATAAACCAGCTAAGATTTTTTCATCATGGAGCCAGAAAGATACTTCTGAAAGATGTGCAATCGTAGGCGTAATACCCCTACCCGCCTCAGGAGAACCTGCCGTATACAATCTATAACCAGAATCATTATGTTCAAACATAATCTCTTTAGCGTTAGATCTCTTTAAAGTAGGTGAAAACTGCTCAGGCATATTAGAAATAATATTTCTGGACATAGTAAAGAGAGCATCAGATGTTGCAGCATCATGAGCCATAACAACTGACTTGTTGTAAGCATTGAAATAAGACTTCCAGAATACTCTACCAGTAGTATATGTAGAAAGACCCATCTGTCGGGCCTTTAAAATAATAGCCCTGACTTTTCCAGTTTCTTTTAGTTGACTCTCAATAGCATCATTAACGATCTTTTGAGCATCATTGAAAATAAAAGGTTGGAATCCTAGTCGGGAGTCTTTAGGTAGAATCTTTACTTGCTCTTTCGCAAATAATTCAAAATTGTCTTGGTATTCTGCGAGTTTTTCTCTGCGCTTTAGTTCCCTTAAAGCCTCTAGCTTGCGGGTATTTGAAATGGTTGTCATGGGGTTTGATTATAGTTTCTCTATTAGGGGACTACTCTTTATACTTTTTTCTATAGCCTCTTAGTCTTTGTGTGTGAAAAAGAATCATAGGTTTGTTGTTCTCCCCCTCCCTGTGTCGTGTGACCCCCCTGTCTCGTGGTGGTCGTCGTGCTGCCGCTGGTCGGGTCGTTCCTGTCTCTCTTCCTCTGTCGGTGGTGCTGTGGCGCTGGTGCTGTCGACTTCCTTTGTTAGCGCTGTCTTGGAGTTCATTATGCGTTCTATCCTCTTGTTCGTTTGTCTTCGCCGTGGTTTTGGTTTGTCCTTCTCAACTGGCTGCGGTCACTTACTTAATGCTTGGGGTAGTGCTCAGTGGTACAGTGACATGTCTACTGTTGATCTGTTCCTGTTGGCTACTCGTAAGTCTTAAGGGCTTTCTCGGTTGGCTCCGTTCGGGGTCTTCCGAGAGCGTCTTGCTCTGTTTGGGAGGTTGGTATGTATCTTGGTGACTTGCTTCGTAAGAAGCTTGCTGAGCTGCCACCTGTGGATGAGGCTGCACTTGATGCTTACCTTGACGAAGTAGAAGAAGAATTCTGCTTTGTTTGTGGTAACGAGTGTTGCAATCATCCTCAGGATTAAGAGGCTGCCTGTAGCATCCTGTTAGGGTGCTATGGAGAGCGATCTTGCTCTGTTTAAAGGAGTTTGCTATGTCTTTTTCTTTTGTTGTTTACGCTGTGTCTGCCTCTACGCCTGACTGTGTTGTTGCTAGCTTTGACACTGTTGCTGAGGCTAATGCAGCTGCTTGGTTAGCTAACTCTATTGATAGTACTTGTGACTATCGTGTTGATAAAGTTAGTCTTCATGGATTGCTTTGTTCTGAATGGAGAAACGAAGAAAGAATGTCAGGATACGAATTGCTTTAATAAGATCTTTGCCTACAGGGTTCTGCCCTGTGGAGAGCGATCTTGCTCTGTGTCCGTACATAACTCAAGGAGATTAACATGTACACAATCCTCAATGTCCTTACCGCTATCATGTGGTATGCTGCTGCATCATGGTCTATTGATCAGATCTATACATACGATAACAATGGTATCCTTATCATTGTTGTATTGATTGCATCTGCTATCTTAGCTGGTATGCAAGCCTCTGATCTTATCCGTAACATTGAAGACAAACACAACCAAGGAGAACTGTAATGTATTACGTATACCATAGACTCACTAAGGTATTGATTGCTAAGACTACATCAGTCAAAGTGCTCAATGAATACAGTCCCATTTACTATGAAGTAGTAACATACTAATAGTAAGCTTTCTCAGCTAGAGAGACCAGGGCATCAGGGGTAAGTACCTGCCAACTTTCATTTAACTCAAGGAGAACGTTATGTCAGTAGCAGAAATCAAACCAGCATTCGCTATCAAAGGCGATACCACAACAAACGCTTACACAGCTACACCATCTATCTTGATGGCAGTCTTTGTAGATAAAGAAAACAAATACTGGTATGCAGTAGATGACCAACAGACTATCCGCAAGATGTCTATCACTCGTGATGTTGAACATGCTCGTAGAGAGTATAAGATTGCTCGTAACCTTGTAGGCAAGAAGGTATACTTTGGTGTCACACAAGGCTGGGATGGTAATGTATGGTTCAATGAAGTAATCGAAGCATAAACAACTAATGCTCTTCTCGGGTAGACAACGGAGAGACCTCTTGGGGTAAGTACCAAGGTTACATAACACACTCAACACAAGGGGATAAACATGAAATACATACTGTTAACACCAGTAACACCAGAAGACTTCTGCCTCGATACCTTTGAGGAAGTACAGGAGTCAGCACAAGAGTTCGGATGTGACATAATGTTATCAACAAAGATAACAGGAGGAACAATCGCATACTTCACAGCCAAGACAAAGGAAGCACTAGAAGGAATGTGCTCACAAGTAGACCTAGATGGTACCGTATTAGGGTACTCAGAGACCTATGACCAACTAGTAGTGATCTCTTAAGGACCATACATGAACTACAGTACCTATAAGACGTTACCAATAGAGCAGTACCTAGAAGAACTTAAACAAGAAAGGGATAGGAGGGTATACCAGAGGACAAAATCTCTGCAGGAAGCACTACAAGGATATACCCAGATGTATACCTCGGCTGAAGACTTGAAGGAGGTCATGCAGAGAACGTAGCGAGAGGAGGTTTTTTGTAAAAAGTATTTTGTGTGTGACAAAAGTGTAACAAAATGAATCAAAGTGAACATAAAAGGAAATTCAAATGAAACAACACATCCATCATGACGCCATCATAGCATGGGCTAAAGGTGCTAAAATACAATACCAAAGCGACTATAAAAAAGATAAATGGCATGACACACCACAACCAATGTGGTACACAGATCACATGTACCGAGTAAAGCCTGAACCAGTCATCCGAGACGTAACCCATAACCTCTACATTAACAGTGTAGAAGAACTAGCCTTAGCATTCGAAGAGAAAGGAGTAGGTAAAGTACATCCAGCATACAAACTCATAGGCTCAATCAAACTTACGTTACAAGACAACGTAATCGTTAACTATTCAAACACAATCATCAATGGAGTAACATAATGAATCCAGAAGTCAAACAACTGTGGCTAAATGCCTTACGTTCAGGTAAGTACACTCAAGGTAAATCTCTACTCAGACCAACTGAAAGCACCTATTGTTGTCTAGGTGTATTATGCCAGATAGCAGAAGAAAGAGATATATGTAAATATATTCCTTCAGAAGATCATGCAGGATTCACAATACAATATCCAGATGTATTCCAAGATGGTTTTTGTGACGGAAATGTATACGAAGACTCTGAACTACCTTGGGTAGTAAAGCAATGGGCAGGATTAGAAAGTGAAAATCCTAAAGTAACAATGAATGAAAGGAACATTAAAGAAGGATATATAGGAATAATCCAAAGTGAAAAAGTATTAAGCCTAGCCGAGTTAAACGACAACTTCAGCTATTCATTCACAGAGTTAGCAAACATCATAGAGGAGCAATTATGATTAAAAGAGATAAAGACATGGGTACATTACTCACAAAGAACGTCACATACACACTTACTCTTGACCAAGAACAACTAGACATCCTTGAAGAACTTCTAGGTTGTGTAGGCGGTGTAGGTAATGTAAGAAATGTAACTAATGAACTCCAATTTGAACTTGAAAAACATGTAACAAGAAACAGAGATTCATTTGAAACAAACTACTTCAAAGAAGATACATTCGTAGAGGTCAAATAATGTTTGAAGTACTACTCATCATCCTGTCGATAGTCCTTGTATCATACATTCTGATATTCGTATCAGACTATATGCTGAATGACTCCGATCAACAACGTCTCAATAAAGAATACTCAAAGAAAGCCAAACAACACAATGAGCTTATGGTCAAAAAGGAGAGTCGTAATGGCTCATAGTGCTGCTGAAATATACTTTGATCTTATCAAACGTATCAAAGATAAAGTCAAAGCAGACATATCCATTGTGTATGATCCTGAAACTGGTATCCAAAAACATTTTC